GCGGCATGACGGTTCGCCCAGTCGATATCGGTGAGCCTAAGAAGGCTCATGCCGTCCTCTCTGTAGTGGCCTATGAAATACATATTTTCATGGCCTAAAGACTCGAGCCATCTAACCTGCCGATGAGCCATCACGGGCAGGGGCGATGTTAGCTTGGTCCAAGTCTCGAAGTCATTCCTATGCTCGGTCAGTACTTCGAGGTCAGATTCCTCTACAGGGCGAAACCAATACGTCTCATCCCCGTAATACCTTTGCGTCATCGTGCTCCTTGAATGCCCTTACAGGAGGCTTCGCCATACCTATGTCACATGCACCGGTAGCGCATTCTAGCACGAGCCTGCCGTGTTCGTCCCGGACTTCATCATCCTTATGCTCGTAATAAACCGCATCTCGACTGGTGTCCCGATACACGGTGAGCCCTTTGCACCCAATCCGCCACGCCTCGAGATACGCTTCTGCCAGTTCGTCAGGACTTATATCTTTCGGTGCGTTGTTCGTTTTGCTTATCGCCTGACCAACCATATTCTCATTCATCGCGTTCTGCCACACAGACTGCATCTTGATGTGCGCCCAGAACGGGACCTCGTAGGTAGTCCGGAACGCCGGGTTCGATGCGAGCGGATGGGGGAACGTTCCCGATCCGATGCCCTTGTTGGTTCGCACGATAACCCGGCCGAAGTTCGGCTCTATCGAAGGTGAGGTGTTGGTGATGATGGACCTCGAACCTTCTGGTGCGATGGAAAGGAGCGAGATGTTCCGAAGGACGAGCCCCATGTCCTTATGGAGACTCTTGTCCCACAGCGGATACGGTCCTTTCTCCATCGCGATCTTGCTTGACTCATCAACAGCTATCCGGTTCAGGAACGAAGCTACCTCATGAGCCACCCGGAACGAGGATTCGGAGCCGTAGACGATATCCATCATCACGAGCATGTCAGCGAAACCGGTCACGCCGATGCCGATACGGCGCACATCCTTCGCGGCCTTCCCGAACTCCGGCGCGACATGGTTGTCGGCGTCGATGACATCATCGAGGAACCGCACGGCAAGGCGAGTGGTCGCTTCAAGCGCGTCCCAGTCGATCTCCTTGCCATGCAAGTATTTCATGAGATTGATGCTCCCCAAACAGCAATTGCCGAAATTGAGAAGGGTAGCTTCCGAACACTGCGCCGTGACTATGCCGTTGAACGTACCGGTGTGGTTGATCGGCTCATTGAAGCAGAACACTTCCTCTTCGAATCCATCCGGCTCTACGGAGACGACGCGGACGAACTGGGTGGCGCTGCGGTTGCAGGAAACGTTCCGTATGTCCACCCTGCGGAGGAAGTCGCTGAGCCCGTACTGACGGAGGGCGATGACATCAGACCCCGCGATGATCAAACGGTAGCAGTCTTTGGTTTCGTACTCCTTCGTCCCACCATGACCATCAGGCATCCGGCGAGGACCACCGGAACGCATGAACGTCACCTTGGCCTGAACACCCATCGTGGTAAGCATCAGCCTCACTTCATCGAGGAACTCCTTGTTGATGCTTCCGATCTGGATGCCCCCATCTCGAGTGATGGTTCCGTCAGTATCGATCAGTCCAGCAAGCCATGCCAACCTGGCGTCGAGAGACCAGTTGAACGGCACGAAGGTCTTCTCCTTGACCACATCCCGGTCGAGGCAAACCTCTATCCTGTGCGATTTATCAGAAGTGTGCTGGTACCTGTACACCATCCTGTCCAGCAGATTTGCCTTCTCCCCATACAGGTATACCCACGGCTGTTGTCGATCCTTAGCGAGATAGCCGTCCCCGGCGTACACCCCCTGGGTGTAGGCGATGGAAGTATCGACTTCTTCGCCCTCTACGATGACGGGCATCTCGTACTTCCACAGATTCATACCGGGTCGAAGGTCCTTGGCTTCCACCAGGACCGGGGTGCTCCGGTTGAATGGACGAGACTCATCCCAGATGTGGAACCCGTGGTACAGGGTGCATCGCAGCTGGGAACCGTCGCTCAGCGTGACCTTCAGCATGTCCTGGTTCCTACCCGTCACTTTAGGGGTAACTTTCGACCACTGCTGGCCGT